CGATTGTCACGTGCACCAGAGCGTCGTGTGTTCTACATTGACGTTGGTAACATGCCTAAACAAAAGGCAGAGCAATATCTTCGCGATATTATGACAAAGTTTAGAAACAAGGTTGTTTACGATAGTTCAACTGGTGAAGTTAAAGACGATCGTAAGTTTATGTCAATGATGGAAGACTTTTGGATTCCACGTCGTGGTGAAGGTAAGTCGACAGAAATTACGACTCTTCCAGCTGGTCAAAATCTTGGCGAGTTGTCTGATGTCAAGTATTTTGAACAAAAACTTTATAAGTCATTAAATGTTCCAATTTCTCGTCTTGAGTCACAGACAGGATTTAGTCTTGGACGCACATCAGAAATTACACGAGATGAGTTAAAGTTTAATAAGTTCATTGAAAGAGTTCGTTCTAAATTTACAGTACTATTTGATGAACTAATGAAGCGTCAATTAGCACTTAAAGGTATTTGCTCAATAGACGAATGGGAAGTTTTAAAAGAGAAGATTCATTATGACTTCTTAAAAGATAATAACTTCACAGAATTAAAAGAATCTGAACTTATGACAGCAAGATTACAACTTATGAATCTTGTTGATCCATATGTGGGAACATATTTCTCGCGTGCATGGGTTAAGAAACATGTCCTTCAATTTGATGAAGAAGGCATTGAACGTATGGATGCTGAACTAGAAGAAGAAAAGGCTGCAGCAGATGCAATGGGGCTTGGTAGTCTCTCTGTTTCTGCGCAAAATGCTGCTATTGCTCAAAATGCTGCCATGGCAAGTATGCCAGGTGAGCAGCCTCAGCAACAAGCATCAAGCCTTGATCAAGCGTTTAGTTCGCAAGTTAAATAAGTAATGGAGAATAATATGACAACTATTGATATGGTAAATGCAGCACTCAGTGGCGACAAAGAGGCTTTTCAAGCAGCATTCAATGCTTCATTAGCCGATAAAGTTACTGATGCTCTTGAAGTTAAGAAGGTTGAAATTGCTTCGTCTTTACTAACACCAGAAGTAGAAACAAATGAAGTTCAAACAGATCAAGTCGAAGTTGATGGAAGCGAATCCAATGGATCAGCAGAAGTCACAGCAGACGAAACAGGCAGCGCTTGATAGTGCAAGAATCTCTGCGCTAGTTCGCACTGGAGCCATGAGTTCTAGCGAACTTCCACGCTTGAAACTTGCGTTGCGCCGTCATGCACAGGTTGGGGATATCGCCAAATTGCCAAAGCAACATCGCGATGTTTTGACCAAATATTATGATGCAACCTCTAGTGCTGCAATCGGATCACAGCAAGCATTTCAAGCAGTTCGCAAAAATCTAATGCAGCATAATGAAATTGAAGGCGAGGAAGTTCTTACTGAAGCAATTGCTGGATTCAAAGACGAAAATAATCCTCCAATGGTCATTGTTCTTCAAAGAAAGGGTATTCGAATTTTTCCTGATGGTAAAAAAGTTGCTATGTATAACAACAAGCAACTTGGTTTAGTGATTACTATTCCATATGCTGGTACTGGAAACTCTCCTGGAGAAATTATTCCAGGAACAAATGTGCAAATGGAAGAAGTCGAAGGTATTATGGAAAGTCTCGATCAAGTTGCAGCATATGCACAAGAAGAACAACCAAAAGCCATGGCAAAACATATGAAGTTTGCTGATGGTTCTAAACTCAAAGTAAGTCATGGTGCAGCAAAAGCCATTCATATGGTGCACGGTGCATTGAATGATGAGAACAAAAAGAAGTTTGCTGATATGCTCACACATCCAAAGGGATTTGAAAAAGCAGCACACTTTGCCTTGAGCAAGGTTAGTTTTAAAATTGGTAACGATAAATGAGTCAAGTATCAGAAATCGTGAGAGAGATCATTGCTGAAGCAAACGTTCAGCGTATGGGTCGTAAAAAACTAGTTAGAGCAAGAGTTCGTGGTGGTAAAATTCAACGCCGCAAAGTCCTCTCTGCAGTTCCAGGATATACGATTCGTGGCGGCAGACTAGTTCGTATTCCACCACAAGAAAGACTAAAACGAAAGTTATCAGCACGTCGTGCAAAAATTAAACGTAAAGCAAAAATGGCACGTGCTCTTATTAAAAGAAAGCGTTCACTTAGAAAGCGCGCATCATTGGGGCTATAAAAATGAAACTAATTACCGAAACAGTCGAAGAAGTAAAGATGATCACCGAAGAAAAAAACGGTGTGAAGTCTCTCTTCATTCAAGGACCATTTCTTGTTGCAGAAATGAAAAACAAGAATGGTCGCATGTATAAAACCAACACTCTTATGAAAGAGGTTGAGCGTTATAACGAAGAATATGTAACCAAGAATCGCGCATTCGGCGAACTTGGACATCCAGATTCACCATCTATCAATCTAGATCGCGTATCACACTTGATTACTTCATTGAAGCAAGAAGGCAATCAATGGATTGGTAAAGCAAAAATTCTTGAAACACCAATGGGTAAGATCGCCAAATCTCTAATGGAAGGCGGCGCAACTCTCGGTGTATCATCACGTGGCATGGGCTCACTTAAAGAAGTGAATGGTGTCAACGTGGTTCAAGATGACTATTATCTAGCCACAGCGGCTGATATTGTAGCGGATCCTTCCGCACCAGGTGCTTTCGTTCAAGGTATTATGGAAGGCAGAGAGTGGGTTTGGGATAATGGCGTTGTCAAAGAACTTGATGTTAACGCATATTACAATCAAATCAAGAACGCAAAGCAGAAGCAAATTGACGAGATCTCCCTAAAAATATTCGAAAATTTCTTGTCAAAACTTTAAAATTTATAAATAATATTACTTCTTCAGGAGTTTAAACAATGAGTAAGACATTATCAGAATCCGCTGCAGAAATCCTTCAAGCATCAATGAATGCACAAAAAGAACCAGCAGCAAAACTACCAGCAGAGATGGATGATCTCGGCGGTCAAACACCAACAACTGCACCAACAGATATCGGCAAGAAAGCTGCTGATGCTGTTTCTCCTGCTGCAAAGCCAGCAACAAAGGGTGACGCAAAGGCTGCAAAGACTCAGGCTATGGAAGAAACAGAAGCCGATGAGACAACAGAAGTTGTTGCAGAAGTAACAGAAGAGCCAGCAACTGAAGAAGTTGTTGCTGAAGAAGAAGTTACTACTGAAGAAGTCGTCGACGAAGCCATGATGTCTAAGAAAGACGACGAAGATGAAGATGAAGACGAAGAAGATGAGAAGGCAATGAAAGAAGCCTATAAGAATGACATGAAGAAAAAGCATGCCAAGTCTATGGCTGAAGATGTTGACGCTCTTTTCAACGGCGAATCTCTATCTGAAGAATTCCGCTCAAAAGCAACGACAATCTTCGAAGCAGCAGTCAATGCTCGCATTGATTCAATCCTAGAAGATATCATGACAGAGAACGAAACTGTTCTCGAAGAAGCTGTATCAGCAATCAAGACAGATCTTGCTGAGCAGGTTGATGAGTATCTCAACTATGTCGTTGAGCAATGGGTCGAAGAAAATCAAGTTGCAATTGAGACAGGTCTACGTGCAGAACTCGTTGATGATTTCATCAGCGGTCTCAAGAACCTATTCTCTGAGCACTATATCGAAATCCCAGAAGAAAAGGTCGATGTTGCAGAAGAACTCGCACAACGTGTTGCTGCTCTTGAAGAAGCAGTAACAACTGCTGCTACAGAAAAGGCAGCAATTGTTGAAGAACTAAATGCAGCAAAGAAAAACGAAGCAATTCGCAAGATTTGTGAAGGTCTAACCGAAGTACAAATCGGCAAAATGAAATCGCTCGCAGAGGGCGTGGAGTTCACCACAGAGGGTGATTTTAATAATAAGCTCGCAACTATTCGCGAGAACTACTTCCCAGCAAAGAAAGTGACAAGTGAGGTAAAGGCTCTTCAAGAAACAGCTGTTGAAGAACCAGAAGTAGCAGAAATTCATGGTTTAATGGCACATTATGTAAAAGCAATCACAAAAACGGCTCCAAAAGCCTAATTAACTAAGAACTCAGGAGAGTTATAAAATGTATCTAAACGAAACATATGCAAAAAAGTGGGCTCCAGTTCTTGATCACTCAGAACTCCCAAAGATCACAGATCCGTACAAGCGTGCAGTTACTGCACTCGTTCTAGAGAATCAAGAGCGTGCCCTTATGGAAGAGTCACGCACAATGCAAAACCTCTGGGAAACATCACCAGCCAACGCAGTTGGCGGCGGTATGTCACCAGTTGTTGGCTCAGAAGGTGGAATCAAGGGTTTCGACCCAATTCTCATCGGTCTAGTCCGTCGTGCACTACCAAACCTAATGGCTTATGACATCTGCGGCGTTCAGCCAATGACAGGTCCAACAGGTTTGATCTTCGCAATGCGTTCAGTCTATGCATCTGCATCAGCACGTGGCGGTGAGGCTCTATACACAGAAGCCAACACAGCACACTCTGGCACAGGCGACCATACGCTAAACACAAGTGTAAACTTTGGTGAAGCAAATGATGCAATCTTTGGTCTAGCCAACACTGGCACAGGCATGGCAACAACAACCGCAGAAGATCTAACCATGAAGTACATGGGCTTCCAGATTGATCGCGTTTCTGTTACAGCCAAGTCACGTGGCTTGCAAGCAGCTTACACGCTAGAACTTGCACAAGATCTCAAGGCAATTCACGGTCT